TCCATACGCCTCAATGGCAGGATTCATTGCAAGCCCTGCTCTGACAGCAGCACAACTAAGTGGGTTTGTTGGCGGCAGAGCCATCGACAAATTGACCGGGCGCAGGAGCCGCGTAGCTAACTATGTTGCACAGAATCAAGGTAATCCCGGTCAGCGTCAGCCGACTGGCCCAAGTCTGCGAAATCAAGAAGTAGCTGAACGCCAAGCTGAAGAAGCTCGTATTGAGCAAGAGAAAATACAGGCCGTACAACTGCAACAAGAAGCCCAAGCTCAACAAGAAGCACAGGCCGCACAAGAAGCTCAGGACCAGGGTGACCTCAACGAATACGTTAACAGCCAGGGCGCTTTACCCAACGATAAAAGTCCAGTTGGTCAAATGTCTCAAATCCTTGGACAAGACCCTGAGCAGCTTATGGGTCTGCTAGACCAGGTCATCGAGACAGAGCCAAATACTACAATTGTTGATGCAGCCATATCCGCACAAAATTCAATAGTCCGAGGTGGGGAGGTCTCTAACCTCAACGCCTTGATCTCGATGTTGAAGAAGCGCATTAACCCAGACAACATGTTCTGGATAGAGCGAGAACGCGGTATGGCACAGCAAGGTGCTCAGGTAAAACTTAGCCGCCAGGAAGAAAACTACCAGCGTGGCATCGAGAACAACCGTAAGGCCGCAGCCGCACTAAGTGACGAGCTCAACGCAGACGGAAGCATTACCAAAGTCGAAAAAGCCCTACTACTTAAGTCACTGCAAGACCTTCAGTTAGATTTAGGGCTTAACCCAGTTGCTACGCTCGAGAGTATGTACAAACGACTTCAGGAGCAGAATGTCTCGCCAGAGGCAATCGATAAGTACCTGGCACCGTACATGGATCGAGTGACTCAGCAGCAGGAAAGTAAACAGGCAGTACTAACTGCACAGGATGAAGTCCAGGACCTAAGTGATCCTATGGATTCTCGTAGCCTGGGTGCTCCTAGTGTTTTAGGCCCAAACGAACAATCTAGAATCAGCCCTGCTATGCCAACTGGCGCAAAACCCCTGTACGACTCTAACGAAGACAGTCGGCCTGTGAGCTTGGAACTAATAAATCAAGATGAAACGCTAGTTCCAAGGGTTGTTGCAAAGATGAAGCCCTACATACCTTTACTTAATGAGCCTAAAAACGACCAAGAATTTCTTGAGCAAACTGTCGAATTTGCCCAGAGTAATTTACTCGCCCTCTATGACAGTGTCTCGCCAGAATACCGGGAACGTGCAAAGTTATGGTATGTCGGAGCAAACAAGCTATCTCAGCAAACCGCAGATGATTATGGTCAAACTATAGAGGCTGTCGCAGGCGTAATGTCTGCTCTAAGTCCAGGGCTAGACTGGTACATCAACTACGATTTAGGTGTACGAACAATAGACATGTGGACCAATCACCAAGACACTGTATTTGGCGATGCCGAGTATGAAGCTTTGATGACATTTGCTGAAGCAGTGAAAAACCCAAAAGGCAAAGAAAAGCACATTGCATACGCTGCAGCCATTCGTGGAAAAACTCTTTCTGAATTAGACCCAGTTGAGCAGGCCTACTTTGTTAGGTTTTATGACGTTGTTAATGCCGAGGAGAGAGGTTACAAAATTGTCACGCCCGAAGGAGACTTGTCGGACTGGGCCACCAACAAAGACGGTAGTAAAACAAAAGCTGCATTTTCTGATTTAGCGCCAATAGCAACTGCTATGCGGATACTTGCCCAACCGTCAAAAGAGATGATTTCAGTATCAATGGGCAAAGGTCACAAAAGAAGAAACTTTTACAACAATATCCTGGCTCCTAATAGTGATCAAGGTGACGTAACCATAGATACCCATGCCGTAGCCGCTGCTTTATTCTTACCGCTTTCTCAAAAGTCTATTGAGGTTGTGAATAACTTTGGTACACCAGACAGTGCAAATGTAGGAAGCTATGGTACTTATGGTGTTTACGCAGAAGCATACCGCAGGGCTGCTGCAGAAGTAGGTATCCTTCCCCGTGAAATGCAGTCTATAACCTGGGAAGCGGCCAGGGGTTTGTTTCCGAAAGAATGGAAAGCGCAGAAAAAGAATGTCGATTCTGTAAGGGCTATCTGGGAAGACTATAAAGGTGGTAAACTAAGCCTAGAACAGGCGAGGCAGGAAGTATATGAAACAGCAGGCAATATTAGAGCAGCCCAATGGGAAACTGAGCGACCCAATTTTGGCATCAATGAGAAAGATGGGCTTCGAGCTAACGCAGGAGAACTATCTGCAGATAGCGTACCCCGAGGGGATCAACTCGGAAGCCAAAGCGTCTCTTCCAGAGGAATTCAACGCCCTACCCAAGAAGTAGATGGTGGAATCCTTAACCAATTAGACTCCGCACAACTGGACCTCCCATTCGGGAAGCCCGATGTAATCCCCAACATGGCTCGCCCTACCCCTGCCAATACCAAAGATAGTATGCCCAAAGCCCAAGAGGCTTTTGAGGTTGCTATTGGTAAGCCCGGCAGTAAGTTTGAAAAAGGCGTGAATACCGAAGCTGACATTATCCAGATTGCAGAAATCCTAAATATAATACCTATGGTTTTCGACAATCGTTCAGATTATGTGACAGCCTCTGGTAAAGACCCCCAAGACACCAGTATTGGAAACTTTATAGACTTTGGTAACAATGATGGAGTCGCCAAGGTACTTGCAGCAGGTGCTGAGGATGCAAGTGGCCAGCCTATTACCAATTTAGATTTCCTGATCACAATGATCCACGAGAACATCGGTCATGCACTCGAAAGCAGGTCCACTTATAACTCTGGCCGTCCAGGTAAGAACAGGATGAGTAACCTTCATCCAGAAAGCTCCGGCAGCACAATGACTAACACGAATAGTCTACGAGCAGAAATCGCTCAACAGTTAGCAAACTCTCTAGCAGCTCCCAATGTCTCCAACAATAAGACTTTGGAAAAAGCCAAGAGGATTCGTGCTGAAATAGAAACTATTCAGGATCAAACTGAGGTCTTCTTTGAGAACGCCCCTGAGTTAGGCACTTCGTTTCTAAGGGACTCCCCCGTTAAGTGGGAGAAGCAGTTTATTGATGAGATGAAAGCTAAAGGCGATTCCAGTGTAAGTACGGCAGAGCAACTAGCGATTAATCGTAAGATTTATCAGATTCACTACAAGGGTAGCCCAGGTTACATTAAGTACAAGCGTAACAACGCTGAGTTCTCAGTAGACCCGATCATTCTCTATGTGATGAATCCGACACTAATGAAAAAGGTAGCCCCAGAGACTGCCAAGTTTATCCGGGATCACTTTAACTCAAGCAAAATCCCTGTGTCATTCCATGCTAATCCTATTGTGACTGTCTTGGCCATTATTATGGCTGGTGTTGCACAGATGGAAGATGACGAAGAAGAAAAGAAAAACCCTGGTGCGTTAACACCTGAACCAGGAGCACTCACTGCCTAAAAGCATAAGGAGAGTTATGCAATGAAAGCTACAGTAATAGAAATCCTAGATGTCCTCGATGCAATCCAGTGTATAAAAAACAGTCAGCTTCTCAGCCAGGACCAGCGCAGCATTATGCTCACTGAGCTTTTGTCTGAGATGCCATTAGAAATGTTCTGTCACCAATCATCTGGTAGCAGGGCAATTGTTGCTGAACTGATAGAGAGTGAGATCAATGGAAGAAACCAAGCCCCGAAAGCAAAGAGCAAAAGCACCCCCAAAGCCCACACTGCACCCACAAAAGGCTCCCAAAAAGAACTACTTCTCAACTCTAATGGAAACGCCCGAGGGAAGAGAGAAAAGGCGGCAGTGGTCAACCAAGCCTAGGAAAAACCCTGGTCGGCCCAAAGGGGTTCCAGATGGCTATCGAAAAGAAACTATTGAGCCAATGAGAGCCAAGGCTAAAAAAGACGCAAAAAGGATAACTGAGATCATGTCAGAAAAATTCAATATTGAAGATGAGTACCAAAAAGAAGCCCTGCAAACTGCAGTCGAAGTAATGCGGCTTGTGGGTGAGACCCGAGAACGATTGGCAGCAGCCCGTCTGGTCCTAGACTTTACAAAGTCAAAGCCAGCATCCAAATCGGACGTTGCAATACATAAGGCCGAAGACTTCTTGGCTTCACTTTTAATCGAGGATGAGATTAGTGATGAACCAGAACAAGAAATTGAAAGCGATACGAAAACGACTACTCACTGATTTTAGCTTTTACTCAAAAGCAGCTTTAAAGATACGAACCAAGTCAGGCGACATATCCCCGCTAAAACTGAACACTGCCCAAGCCATCTTAGACAAAGCTGTAACTGCACAGGTAGCAGCCGAAGGTAAGGTCAGAGTTATTATTCTTAAAGCCCGACAACAGGGCCTGAGTACCTATACTGGCGGATACTTATACTTCAGTGTCAGCCAAAGGGCAGCCAGTAAGGCTATGGTAATTACGCACCATGCAGACTCTACCCGGGCGTTGTTTGATATGACCAAACGCTTCCATGAGCATTGTCCTGACATCTTAAAGCCTCACACAAAGTATTCCTCGAGACGGGAGATGAATTTTGACGTACTTGATTCTAGTTTTGTGGTGGCAACGGCTGGCGGCGAGAGCATTGGCCGTGGTGAAACTCTTACACATGTCCACGCTTCCGAGCTTGCATTCTGGCAAAAGAGTACTGCACTCGACAACTGGAATGGCCTTACACAGGCTGTACCAAATACGCCAGGCACTGCCATTTTTGTCGAAAGTACAGCGAACGGTATTACAGGCATCTTTCACGATCTGTGGGCTGGTGCAGTTGATGGTAGTAACGGTTTTGTGCCTGTGTTTATTCCTTGGTTTGCTGGTCCTGAGTACCGCGAACCAGTTACGCCTGAGTTTGAGCGATCTCCTGAAGAAGTTGACTTAGCTGGCAAGTATGACTTAGACGATGAACAGTTAATGTTCCGAAGGAAGAAGATCGCCCAGAACGGTCTCGACCTGTTTAATCAGGAGTACCCCTCCTCGCCCGAATCTGCATTTAGAAACACCGGTCGCCCAGTGTTCAACCCGGAGCAGCTTGTAGGCTCCTTGGCAGACACGCGAGACCTCGATCAGAGATTAGCCTGGGAAGACAAGGAGTGGCGTGACAATGCGAGGGGTGAACTGTTTACCTGGCGTAAACACGTCCCAGGCGAAAGCTACTGCATTGGCGCTGACCCGGCTATGGGCCTTCGTGACGGAGACTATAGCGTTGCTCAGGTCCTAGACTCGAAGAAACGGCAAGTAGCCTGCTTTAGAGCGCATGTTCATCCCGATTACTTTGCCGAGATACTGTATGCACTGGGTACCTACTACAACGATGCTTTAATCGCTGTGGAAAATAACTCCCACGGTATTTTGACCTGCACACGCCTCGGTAAAGACTTGGCATATCCAAACTTTTTCACAGAGGTTCAGGTAGACAAACTAACGGACCGAGAAACTATAAAACTAGGTTTTACAACCACCTCGAAAACTAAGCCATTGATTATTGACCAACTCCGCGCATCGATGCGAGAAAAGGAGATTGAGCTTAACGACAAGGTGACCGTGCGAGAGATGATGAGTTACATCGTCACTGAGTCAGGCGCAATGCAGGCTGAGGCAGGCTGCTTTGATGACTGTGTCATGAGCTTGGCAATAGCAAATCATGTTCACCAGGGCGCCTGGGAACCCGTGGAATCTAGCGACAACTACTATATTGAGATGGTATAAAAATGGCTAAAAAAGACTACAAGAAACTCGAGGACACGAACATCGTCACTCTTATCGATGATTGCATCGGTAGGTCCGTGGGGTATTCTGACAGCGAGCTAAGTACAGAGCGTAGTAAGGTCATCGACTACTACAACGGGACGCTGCCGAAGCCTATTCACGATGGTAATAGTAAGTACGTTTCTCTAGATGTTTATGATGCAGTCGAGTCGCTCCGGGCTGCTTTGCTTGAAACCTTTTCGAGCGGTAATAAGACAGTAAAGTTTGCGGCACAGAATCAAGACGATGTACTAATGGCTCAAGTATGCACGGAATACACAGACTATGTTTGCCACAGGCAGAACGACTTGTACAACATCATGAGCAGCGTGATATTTGATGGATTAGTCGCCCGCGTTGGGGTAGTTAAAGTGTTCTGGCAAGAATCTAAAGATTACGATTATGAAGACTTTGAGGACCTCACTGAAGACGAGCTCGACATGCTGTTGGCTCAAGATGATGTTGAGTTAGTAGAGGATGAGGAAGATGATCTGGGTCTTCACACAGGTACTATAAGTATTGAAATAGATACTAGCCAAGTAGTTATAGAGAATATCGCTCCAGAAGAGTTTCTAATTGAATCTCAGGCTAAGAATCTTAACGATGTTAATTTCTGCGCCCATAGGACAAAAAAGACTATCAGTGAGCTGCGACTCATGGGATACAAAGAGTCCGATATCGACAAGATAGGTGAGCATAGCGATGTTGACCTGGAGACCGATTCAGAGGTCCTCTCTCGCTTTGAAAACATAGGCAATGGACGCGGGTTCGACTCTGCCGGATATCAGGACCAAGTCAGAACGGTGATGGTCTATGAAGCTTACATAATGCTTGATGTTGAGGCTACAGGTGAAGCCGAACTTTACCGTGTTGTAAAGGCAGGTAATGTTTTACTGGAGAAATCAAAGGCGACCCGGAGACCGTTTGTAACATTCTGTCCCCTTCCTGTACCGCACACATTCTACGGTAACAACTACTCTTCAAAAGTGATTGCGACACAGAATGCACGGACAGTATTAACCCGGTCTATTCTTGACCACGCAATGATTACTAATAACCCTAGATACACTGTGCTTAAGGGCGCACTGACTAACCCTCGAGAACTTATCGATAACCGCGTAGGTGGCCTAGTCAATGTGACACGGCCTGATGCCATCTCACCGATGATGCAGGCACCTTTAAACCCCTTTATTTTCCAGACAATAGCAATGTTGGATGAGGACAAGGAGGATACGACTGGTGTCAGCAAGATTAGCCAGGGACTTAATAAAGATGCACTAAGCCAGCAAAACTCTGCAGCAATGGTTGAGCAGTTGGCCACTATGTCTCAGCAGCGCCAGAAGATAATTGCTCGTAACTTTGCGTCACAGTTTGTCAAACCACTGTTCCAAGAAGTATATCTACTGTGTGTTGAGAATGAGACTCAGGACAAGATCGTTGAGCTATCAGGTAAGTATGTAGAGGTCAATCCTCGCGCCTGGAAAGACAAGCGTGATGTCACTATTGAGATGCACCTGGGCTACGGTGAGCAGCAGAAAGAGGCTGAGAAGTATTTAAACCTACATGCAATGCTCTCTGCTGACCCAAACCTGTCTGTGATGTACCAACAGGCCAACCAGTACGAACTGGCTAAGAAGATCATGACGATGACAGGTATCAAGGATGTAGATACATACCTCACGAACCCAGAGGAGCTACCAGAGCCCCAGCCCGATCCAGCTGAAGAAATGCAGAAGCAAATGCTTCAGCAACAGATGGAACTACAAGAACGCCAGACGGCAGTTGGCGAGATGAAGCTGCAGATGGAAATGCAAATGGCTGAGATGAAGAATGAGATCGAGCGTATGAAACTCGAGAACCAACTAGCAATCGCAACTGACCAGTTAGATCACAAAGAAGACCAGTTGGATCATAAGAAAGAAATGAACATAGCGGAATTGGTCCTGGCACAACAGGCCGAAGAAATCACTGCTATTGCTTCACCAAATGGCTAAGGATAGTCAGAAACTCTAGCCCACTTCGGTGGGCTTTTTTGTGCACGTCTTAAGGAGACAATCTACAAATGAAGACAGAAGAGCAGTTAGTAAACGAAGGGACAGCAGCAGAGGTGTTACTGCAAAGTGAAGCCTTTGACTCAGTAGTTAATGACTTGGTCGAAACGACCTTTCAGTCATTCGCTACATCTGCGCCCGGGGAAAATGATAACCGCGAAGGTGCCTATCAAAGCTACAAGGCCCTGGTCGATATCGTTAACACTTTAAAACAACGAGTCGCAGTACGCGATGATATTAATGAGAGAGCAAGCGAAAGCCGCTCAGAAGAGGAATAAGGATCATGTCAGACACTGATAACGTCCAAGCAGAACCCACTTCGGAATACCACGGTCTCGACTCTGTCGATGATGCAGTGGACGCAATTCTTGGAAATTGGGATGACCCTGATGAAGATCAGGTATCTGAACAGTCTCAAGAGGCAACAGATGATGCCACCGACGGGACAGGTGACCAATCTGAAATAGAAGAAAGCGAAGGTGAAGAAGACGATCAAGAAAGTGAGGACCCTGAAGAAGAAAACGAAGAGTCAGAAGACAGCGAAGAAGACCAGGAAGAGCAGCTAGAGGAAGTTGATCTAGATGAAGATACTTTGGTCGAAATTACCGTTGATGGCGAAGCGAAGCAGGCATCCATAAAAGACTTGAAAAGACTCTATGGCCAAGAGCAATCTTTAACTCGAAAGTCTCAAGAGACAGCAGCCCAGAAAAAACAGGCCGAAGAGTCTCTGCAAAAATCAACAGCAACACTTCAGGCGATGATCACTCGCGCTCAAGAACGCTACAAGCCCTACGCTGATGTCGATATGCTCCTAGCGAGTAGACAGATGTCTGCCGATGACTTTGGTGCGCTCAGAGCAGAGAGTAAAGCAGCTCAGGATGAGCTTAAGTTTCTAACTGAAGAGTCAGATCAATTAGTAGGTCATGCTCGAGAACAACAGGCACAACAACAGCAAATTGCTGCTAAAGAATGTGTCAAGGTTCTCCAGGCTGAACTACCGGACTGGTCCAACTCTATGTACAACGATATCCGTCAATATGCGATATCGCGTGGACTTCCTGAAGCCGAAGTTAATCAGTTTACAGACCCGACTGTAATCATGCTTTTAAACAAAGCTAGGTTATACGACCAAAGTAAATCTGTGGCGACTAAAAAGAAATCTACAGCAGCTAAGAAAATCTTACGATCAAAGAAAGCCCCTCTCACTAAGTCTGATGTTAAGCAACAGAAGGCAAAGGCGACTCAGGAAAAACTGCGTAACAGTGCATCCCG